GACCGCATTAGTTGTTGATGCGCCGTGAATAATGGTAGCCCTGTCTCCTTCAAATGTGGTTGCGGGGTTAGTCGGAAGAGTGATGGTATTTGTAATTCCAGAAACAGAAGTTGCCAAACTATACAAAAACAAGTTTCGGCTATTTGTTGCGGCGTTGGTCGAAGTTGATACAACATTGGTTTGATATTGAACCGTGGTAGATATAGGTGCGACTTGCCAAAAGTTGGTTGGGCTTACCACTTCTCCGTTGGTGTTGACAGAAACAAGGCCAGTGCCTGCGTTGCTATTGGTTAGGGCCGACCAGCCGAGACCGAGATTGGTGCGGGTTATTGCTGCATCGGCTGTTTGATCAAATGCCAATGGGCCTGATAATTCTGTTTTTCCGTCAGCCCCCAAACTTATTGTTTCCCCACTATTAAATAACCTCAAAAATCCACTGCCTTCAGGGCCGTATTTTATGGATATGTTCGTGTTATTGATAAACAAAGACGAGCCAAGCGTTGTTGCTACTGTAAGAGAATTGGAAATTGTTGCAGATGAAAATGTAACACTGTCTGTTTGTCCAAGCGCAATGGCCGTGCGGAAATTAGCGGCGTTTGTGTTAGTCAACGCGCTCCAGCCGAGGCCAATATTCGTTCTAAAATTCGTGACATCGGTATTGGTAAGCGCAGAAAGGATGAGGCCCAAATTAGTTCTTGCCCCACCAGCCGTGGTGGCCCCACTTCCACCATTACTGATAGCAATGGCTCCAGTGACATTAGAAGCAGTGATATTAGTCAGGCCTCCTCCATTGTTTGCTGCTAGATTAGTTAGTACAGAAGAGGAGGGCTGGAATGCTGTTGCGGGATTTGTCGCTGCTGTATCCAGTCCAATGGCCGTGCGAAATGCCGCATTATCAGTGTTGGTTAGAGCCGCAAGGGTAAGTCCTGCCACAGATCTCACCCCAGAAGAATCAAGAGCCAACACAGCATTATTAGGGGTCGTTGAATTTGTAGAACCTAAAATGTAGGGAGTGGAAGCAAACCCCTGTCCTGTTCCCGTTCCCAAATTAGTCAGTCCAACAAACACATCCGAGGAACCAACACCCAATGCCGTTCTTGCTCCAGTGGCGTTGGTCGCTCCCGTTCCGCCGTTGACCAAGGCTACCACTCCCGTAACATTGGAGGCTAAAGCAATACTTCCAGTAACATTGGAAGCCAGTGCAACAGTCCCGACCACCGAAGATGCGGCAATATTGGTCAACCCACCACCATTAGAAGATGAAAGATTGGTAAGGATTGCTGAGGAAGGTTGAAATGCGGATGCGGGGTTTGTCGCTGCCGTTCCCAAGCCGAGCGCGGTTCTGGCTCCAGATGCGGTATTTGCGCCACTGCCACCGTTGGTGATGGCGACAATTCCAGTGACGTTAGATGCTGTTCCCGTGGTATTTTGGTTAAGTGTCGGAAAGTTGGTTAGGCCGCTGGCATCTCCAGTTGTTCTAAGGAGACTTGATGGAAAATTAGTAAGAGAGGCAGCACTGCCATCCGTGCGAAGAAGAGATGATGGGAAATTTGTTAGATTTACCGCATTGCCAGTCAGTGAAAGCTTGGAATCAAGATTGGTTTGCAGTCCTGTAATATTTGCAATTGCCAGCGTTGGATTGGTTGCCAACTTTCCGTCTAACGAAGTTTGCAGTCCGCTAACATTGCTAATGGCAATTGGAAATGAACCAGAAAGCTTTCCATCCAAAGCTGTTTGCAGTGCAGCAATATTGGAGATTTGAAGCGTTGGATTGGTTCCGAGTTTTCCGTCAAGTGTGGTTTGGAGATTGCTAACATTGGCAATAGCCAAAGTCGGGTTTGTTCCCAGTTTTCCATCCAATGAAGACTGAAGATTGGACACATTGCTGATGGCAATTGTACCTGTAATGTTAGAAGCGGAAGCCACCGCACCGACAATGTTAGCCCCAGAAATATTGGTAATACCAGATCCATTGCCATTTGTGGCAAGCTTTCCATCCAACGCACTTTGAAGGCCACCAACATTTGTAATAGAAACATTAGTTCCAACAATTGTTGCGGAAATATTTGTTAGACTTGAACCGTTGCCAGTAGCAAGATTGCTTAAAACAGAAGAAGATGGCTGAAATGCGGACGCGAGATTGGTGGCGGCTGTTCCAAGACCTAAGCCCGTCCGAGCATTGGAGGCATCCGCGCTCCAAAAATTTGTAGGCTGAACTACGGCATTGTTGGTTCCTACCAGAACATTTCGCGTTTGCCCGAAGCCCGAAACAATCAAGACTGCTGAAATAATAAGAGAGAGAATTGTTTTCATTACATTAGTCGTTTCCACACGCGCTTGGTTCCCGTTTGACTATCATAGTCATTGGGCCTGATAATAAAAGGATCGTTTTCGGCGTCCGTTCCATTGGTCAATTGATAAATCGCAGGAGCCCCGCTGATAACCAAGAATAGTACAATCCCGACAGCGTAAGTTCCACTGACGGTATTCAGAGAATCAAGATCAGTGGATGCTCCTCCAGTCAATCCAGTAAGCGATGGCTCCACCCGAAGGATGTTGACGCTGGGGGTTGCAATCGGAGTTGAGCTAACTCCGATAACACTGGAACTTGGAATGGGAATGCAGATCTTGCTCATCGGGTTACCTCTGGAGAAATGATTACGTTACCTTGTAAAATACGGGTTGTGATGGCCCCTGTTGTAAGCTCCAAGTCATATACGGCCTTATCACAGACCGAGAGCAGCGCCGAATCGGATGCCGAAATAAATAGCCTAATAGATCCAGTAGTCTCATTCAAGATTATTCTACCATTATCGGTGGATAGTTCAAGGATTAGTGCTTTAGATTCGGGCTTTGACCGAATGTGCATTTTTGCTGTATAGCTAGAAAGATTAACTGGGGCCGAAGGTTCACCAGTCTCATAAAACAAAGTTTGATTAAATGTTGCCCCCTGAAAAATACAGATATCAGCTTCGGCAATCGGTAGTTGAGCCATAAATGGCAAATAGAATCTACCAATTCTTCTTTATAGTCAAGGACTGTTTGAGTTTCTTGAATGATTCTTTGTTGAGCCGTTTCTTTTCCTCAATCGCCTCACTCCCAGCCATGGCTCCAAATACCTTACGGGCGACAAAGAGTCCAACAGCGAATGAATCGAATAAGTCAGGAGACTTTCCAATGCGCTTTTTCATGTCGGTCTTGGACTCAATGATGATCTTTCGGGTTCGACGCACATACTTTCTTTGGGTCATTTCCCATGCCAGATCGGGGGTAATTCCCTTGAGTTGTTCACATTCTAGGAAGTATCGGGCTGCAAAGCAGAGTTCAGAAGCCATGTTGTGGAACAATTCCTTGCCGACTTGAGGTTTTCCTGTGACCTCGTTCCTCATGGCGTATTGGGCGCTGACAGGAAGATCTGACGCTGCGCCCGCAAAACTCACTGAATGCCAACCCTTTAGGAGTTCGCGTTCTCCAATAGACCAGAAAATTCCACCCGCCGAAGCATCTACCCCCATCCATTGATTCGGTATTCCCAATTTAAGAGAAAGATCGTGGATTTGCTGGATCATCTCGTATTGGAAGTCTTCTTGAGACCCCGCTCTCCTATTAAGGACATACTGTTTTTCCACCGCTATCGCCCATTTCCCGCTGATCAGCTTGCCATACTTCATGTGTGTGAAAACAAAGCGGTCTCCTCCTTCGGTGTAGCTAGGGTCGATTCCTGCAATATCTTTCGGGGCTCCATCCCAGATTGGTTTTTCTAGTGCCCCATGGCGGGCTAGAAGGATGTCAGAAACAATCGTGGAGTCATCGGCATCGGCAGGAGGCCAGAAGCCCCTAAACTTTCTCCAATACTGTGGGTTAAGTTCTCCGAGTTCTTTTCGCGCCAGCGCCACATCATTTGGCTTCGGCAGGAATGGATAGCGAAGACCTTTGCCAGCATCGAAAGATTGTTGGTTGGGATTATCTTTCTCTGAGTCAAATCTGATACACACACCCTCAATACCAGCCACCCGTATCTTCCAATTCGGGGTTTCCTCATCCACACTCATCCATCCTTTGATGGGTTCGCAGAATTTTCCATGGGGGTCAAATATGGAGGATGGGTTTCCCGCGCCGACGATATAAAGTTCCTGTGCGCCCTTAAATCCCCAGACTGCTTCGTTAATTACGGAAGCTGAACAGTCTTGTAACTCGTCAATAATCAAAACGATACGACGATTCTTTTTGCCCTGTAACCGCTTTTGGGCATCATCTTTGTATTCGTCGCCAGCCGCCAGAAGCATGATTGAAGAGGCGTCACTCACGCCAGTCTCTGGGTCGATCACCGCCCCCTCTTCGTCCGAAAGCTTAATGATATCCATGGACTCAATGAGTCTTCCAGAGGCTAGTCCCATGTTTCGGGCTTCGCGGTACATCTTGACCAGTGCCGCCCAAATACGCTGCTTGGCGTCTATTTTCGACGTAGAGACCACAATGGTCATCGTATTGATTGGGTCGCAGAACCAGTTAACAAGAGCAAATGCCGCCATTCCATAGGATTTTCCTGAATCGGTTCCTCCAGCTAGACCTGTGACGCTTCGGACAAACTTGTTGCCAGTAGCCTCATCTACCTCGTAAGTGTTTGTACAAAAGGCTTGAGCAGATAATTCCGCCCATCTATGCCACTGAAAGGTCGGCCAGATTGCCGAGACAACATTCCTATAATGTCTAGCCTTACCCAAACCGCCGTCTTCTGGCGTCAATCCCTGCAAGAACGCATCCATCTCAATGCGGATTGGCGTAATTGCCTGTCCGTCTTTGGGTAACCACAACCTACCGTATTTTTCTATCCCCTGATCAACTGTTGCCATTTGAGAAATTTCTACTAAACTAATCTGGATGGAGAAAAAGCGCAAGAGCGGAGAGCGTGATTGGGATAGCCCCGAAAACCGCATTAAAAAACAAAACGCATTCAGGCTTTATGCCGCTGGAAGAAATATGCCTGAAGTGATGAAAGCTTTGGAAACCAAGCACAAAGCTACGCTAGAAAAGTTGATCTATAGCGAGAAGTGGGATGACCATGCCAAGATATGGAAAGATAATCCCGAAAAAGAAAACCTTTATCCTTGGGACATTGAAAAGCCTATAGCTTTGGTTCCTCCTCCAGCCAAAATGGAAGAGATGGATAAAAGACGAAGGCTTGAATGCATTAAGGGGTTCTCCATGTATTGTTCGGGGCGCACCCTGCGTGACATTGCCGAAGAGCTTAAAGTAAGCGAATCTACTGTTTGTCTGTGGCGTGATACCCAACGTTGGATTCAATGTCGTGAGCGTCTTACCAACGAGCAATCTCCAGCCCCTTGGGAAGATGACGGAGTTCCAACATTGATGTCGGAAATTACGGCTTCATTGGAGACCATGAAGAAGTCGATCAAGTTTCTGACTGGTAAAGTATTAGTCAAGGCCGCTGATGCTGCTCAAGATCTAGACGGCATGGAGGCTCTTGGCATGATGAGAAACATTAAACAACTTGCCGAGGCGGCATCTATCAATTTTTCAGAAGGCCCGAATCAGCAAAATGCCATCCAGATTAATATTGCAACCAAACTAGAGTCCATGAAGATTCCCGAAGACTCAACCTACGAAGCAGAACTTGTAGTCAATGAATAGTCCGAGGTTTTGTTATTCCCGCAAAAGCGATGTTCCGCCACAAGGCTGGTGGGTAAAATGCCCCGTTCTTGATGAGCTAGTTCGCGGAGGCGATTGGAATGACATGGTAAATAACTGCGAGAAGCTTCTAATCTCAAAGGGTATTACGCCGCCAATAGATTTTGTGTCACAAATAGAACACAATCTTTGTGACCGCATGGCTGGTCATGTGCATTGCATTCCATGCACACAAGAGAAACAAACATTAGGATTTGCACAGATTGTTCGATGGGTTAAGGCCATGTATCAATTTGCCATCAATGGAAAGTTTGAGCTTGTCTCTCAAGAAGAAGCAGAACGGCGGGCTAAGATTTGCGCGGCCTGTCCACACCAAATTGCAACCTCTGGATGCTGGGGATGTAAGGGCATTGCTGGGATGCTTCCGCATATTGCTGGAGCCAGAAAGACTTCTTACGACCCACAATTAAAAGCTTGTGGAATTTGCGGATGCTATAACGCCGTGAGCGTTCACTTACCAGTGAATGTGCAGGGCGGTGAAGGATTGAACTTCCCAGACTTTTGCTGGAAGTCTAAGCAGGCTCAAAGCGAGTAATTGCCTTGTTGAAGTACATATTGGCAACACCAGTAGGGCCGTCACGATGCTTGCCAACGATAAATTCCATAGTTGGCATTTGTCCGTGATCTTGTGATTCTTCGCTATGGAGCATGATGACGATATCAGAATCTTGTTCAATAGCTCCAGAACCCTTTAGGTCTGAAAGGCTTGGGCGTCCTCCGCGCTTATCTGGATCGCGATTAAGTTGAGCCAGTACCAAAACTGGTACTTTGAGAGTCTTGGCAAGGTCTTTGATTCCTCCGCTAATCTCCTCAACTTCGCACACGCGATTGTCCTTACCACGCTTGCTATCACCCTTCACTAACTGTAGGTAGTCAATGATAATGAGATCTAATGGAGTGCGTTGGTGGGCGCGGCGGGCTACAGCTTTGAGATAACCAATGGACTTTGCCGAGCTATCGTCACAAATAATCTCCGAGCCTTGGATTTCTTGAACAGCCCGTCCAAGAGATTGTTTTTGATGCGGGGTTACCCTGCCAGAAAGAATATCAGCCGCGCCCACACGCGCCCGCGAGCGGATCATGCGTTCCATTAAGGCAACGCTTGTCATTTCCAATGAGAAGATAAGAACACGCTTCTTCTGATTCAATGCCACATTTTCGGCAATTTGAAGGGCGCTGGCCGTTTTGCCGACTGCTGGCCTTGCGGCCAAGACAACCATGTCTCCTCCTCGCAAGCCAAACATTAGAAGATCGTCCAACGGAGTGATTCCAGTGCGAATGCCAATGCAGGGCTTGCCAGCAATCGTAGATTCGATGTTCTGGGCAGCGCGGTCTAAGGCATTGACGATAGAAAGTTTGTTGCCGTCATCAATCTCATAGTCAGCCCGCATCACTGTGGTTTCAGACCAGTTCTTGAGTTCTTCGATCTTTAGCTCGCGGTCTCTGGCCTTGTGAACCATATCGTTG